ATCTCACGAGTAGCAACTAGAGAGCGAACCACATACACCTTTTCGTAAGGTGTGAATTGATCCAGAACGTCTTTAAGTGCAAGGTAGAGTGCGATAAAAGTTTTACCTGTGCCTGCTGCACCATATGCAAAAAGATTTTTACCTGCTTTATACTCGTCAAAGAATTTCTGCTGGTTATCTGTCAATGGTTTAATATCAACCATTAGATCAGAATTAATTGGCTTCTTTCTCTTCATTTTTCGTGAACTCATACTACCAATACCACTGATAGTGTCACCTTTTCTTTTCTTTGCTGGCATACTTAGATTTTGCTGATGTTAGAACCTGGGACTGATTTGACCTTGGACAGAACGTCATTCCATCCAGGATTTTTCTTGGTAAGTTTATCTTTCCATTCACCGACTTCACCAGAACCTGGGCAGGTAGATGGATCACTCCAGTCTCTCTGCCAGTCAGGATTGTCTTCGCACCATTGAGACCAGTCGTGAACACTCATGCTCACACTTTTTTGTTCACCAGTCTCTTTGTGGATTACAGGGTATGTTGCCATAGTTACAAAAATCAATGAATTATTTAGACCCACTCAAGGGCTTCTGAAACTGTAGGGAACTGTTCGATGAATACCTCCTTACATGCCTCTGCGACTTGCATGTGCTCCTTCTGTGTGCCATGTGCGGAACGCAGATTGATGTAATGAATCCATGACCTGCATGAGCCCGTCATGTAGATTCTGGTGGGTGTGCAGAGTGGAAGCACATTTCTTGCACATTCCTTTGCCACACCACGATCAAGCATCTGTTGATACAATGCCATCGAAGAATCAAACAGAGTTTGCATCTGCAGTTCTAGATTCTGCTTCAAGAAAGGATCAAGATCATCGATAGAGTTCTGACGATTCTTGTCATCTTGACGACGCATTTCAGGTAGAGGAATGGTAGAACCCAGCAAGGAACTATCAGCATACCGTTGTGAAAACTCTTGAAATGTGAAGGACCTATGCCTCAAAATTTGGGCCGCAATTGCCCTTGTAGTTTGAATCTCTAGGGTCATTGTGGATTGCTCAAACACAGACCAGTGATTATGTTTGATACAGTAACGCAAGAGACCAGAATACTTTTCGTTATCCTGGTTGCTGGGGTTAGAGACTCTGGCGATATAAGCCATAGTCTGTTCTGCGTCAGGGGTAACGCTTACAAGTTTAGCAGTCATAAAAATCAGTCGGGGTAACCATCATCGTCTTCAAAGACTTCATCATAATCCATGTTAGGTCTTTGATTGTTTTCATATGTATACGCTTTTACATCCGAGTAAACCTCAGATTCAAGAGCGGCAACAAGACTTTTCAAATTTTTTACAATGAGTTTGAGTCTCTCTTTTTCCATAGTTGTCATATGGTAATGATTTATTATAACATAAAAAAAGGAGGGTATCAACCCTCCCTTTCTTATTCTTGATTTTTAACTTAGTAATCTCCTACATATGCGTTTACAGGTAGATTGGTCTTCATCGCACTCAATCAAGCAATCGAAATAATCATTCGTTAGATCTTCCTCAGTGTTGTAACGAGTTAGATTATTTCCAATGTGTATCCACTCAGCCAATTGATTACGAGAAATAAGATTGTGCATTGGGTCACCCCTATAGAATAGTTGTCATAACGATAATGATATAGAGAAGATTTCATTTCATAAGCGTGAACCTTAATTCTGTACTATCTATACAAGTTTGTGTTAATTCACTAACATTTGTTAATTCGTAATATAAAGACAAAAAAAGAGAGGGTACTTAACCCTCTCAATATCTTACCTTCCAATCGGAAGTTCCTATTTTCTTCAGACATACCCACTTAGCATAGTGTACTCCACGATATGTCAGAAAGGCAAAGGTCTTATCTGGATCGTGCTTGTCTGAATCAAATTCAGGAAGATCATAACAAAGTTTGATCTTCAGCATAACTCACACCTTTTGCAAAAGAATGAGTTCTCCGTAAATCATACCGATGAATGCTGCACAACCTAGGGATGCGATCCCAACGATTTGTAATGCTTCCACAGCGGTCACTTGGTGTAGATTCTTCCACGGTAGCAGAAGGTGCCGTGAGACTCCTTGGATGCTTTACGAACTTCACACTTAACACCACGATATGCAGTGTGAGTGATCTGTGCGTCATGGAGAGCAGATGCTTTATTGATCTGCTTCTTGATGAGTTGTAGGGTGTTCATTTGTCTTACTCCTAAAGTAATTGGATTTTTAGGCCCGTTCCTTTAGTCGTCTTTTGCGTCCCATGGGCAATGAGGTGTTGCTTCCTTTAAGGTCTCAACAATCTCTACCTTGATTTCATTACTTATATACTGATGTGCATCGAGGCGTCTGAGTATATCAGTAGCATCGGTGCAATTAATATCAGTATAGAGTAATAACTCAAACATGGGATGAACGCTCCGTTCCGAGGCGACCTACTTGCGTCCCTTGCGGGATGAACGACAGGTCTATTATAGACCCTATTTAATATATAGTCAAGTAGTTATGTATTTTATGATACAGTTTCATTATCTTTTAACAAATTAGAAATAGTCTTCTCAGTGCCATCCATAGTTCTAATTTGATATAGATTTGACTTCATATATTTTTTTAGTTTCTTATATTCTTTCTTGACATTCCTAATGCCATCAAGATCAATATTTACATTTAACTTTTCTTCGCTCATTTCTTTTTCTTACTCGTGGATGGTGAAGGATTGCCCCACAGTTTTGGATTAATAGTTCCCGAAGACTGTGTAAATCTGATTAGATCGTGCTTATACAGATCCCAATAGTGATCAAAAATATCAGCCTCCTTTGCAGAAATAACCAGATCAAATGTAGTCAACCCATTTTGAAGATACTCAACTAGGTAAGCAGTATATGGCAAAGATTTATCTTCGGCTGCGGTAGGATCACAACCTTGTTCAAGTATTTTCACTTTACTCAACTTCTACCTCCCCATTTAATATCAGGATATGCTTCTGATACGATTTCTTTAGTAATCTTATACTTATCTTCAAGGTTCTTATCTTTAACCAGACAAAGAATTTCTGCATCAAGTGGATGCAGTCCTTCAAGCATATTAATAAACATTGTCTCCCTTCTAAGACCTTTCAAAGAATCATTACCACCCTTACAGAAGTTATAGAATCTCTGGTACTCCTTACGGATGGTAGTTTTTCCTTTCTTCAAATCTGCGGCAGTGCCCAATGACTTAGTATCAAAGTACTCCATAGTACCAACCATTTGGTTGATCTTTGTACTTAATGTACCAGTGGTAATTTGTTCGTCTTTCATACTAGAGTAAGGAACTTCTCCGGGAGGCAATAGAGAAATCACACTTTCATCGAAGTTCCAGATGAACAATGCCTTCAGGGAATCATGTTCATACTTTCTAAGGACTTCCACCTTTTTTGCCTTAGTTCTTTGCTTTGATGTAAGTGTAAGAACTTCAAAAGCAAATGGATTAGGTGGAAGTTCAAGCGTTGTTTTCGCTGATCCTTTTTTGGGAGGAATAGTCGCCTGTTTAATTGTCGTCTTCCTCGTCGTGTTCTTGGGTTTCGTAGTCATTTTCAAATCTTACAGCTAAAATTTCATCTGGTAATACATTTCCATATTCATCAAGCATCTCTGGATGCATGTAAGGAATTGCTTGTTTTGAGAACTGCTCGCTAACAATATATCCAATTATACCACCTACTAGTAGAAATTGGAATGTTAACAAAGAAAAGATAGTTATAGTTGCAGCAGTCATGGTTCCTCTCCGAGAGTTTTTTTTCTGATATTGAATGAAACCTCAAAGTAGAAATCAATCTCTCTCTTGAACAAGGAGAAAAGTTTCCCAAACCGTATACCGAACGGTCTGACCTTTTGAGGTTTGGGTCCTCCTCCTAACAGTAGTTCTACACCTCTATTTATTGGTAAGTCAGAGAATGCTTTGTTCTTTGAGGAATTTAATTGTTTCAACACACCCTCCGATTTTTTCATAGTCTGCTAGAACTTGGGGAAAAGATGTTCCCTCGGGAAATTCTGCATAAAATTCATCAACCGTAAAATCTCGGTTGAGTTTATACTCGACATACTTTTGTTCTGCAAGTTGCATGACTTGCACAATTTTCGTACAATATGGACAACCGTCCATGGAGTAGATAGTAAACTTCATTCTTGATGGTGTGCTTTGAGATCTGGGTTCGGTTGAGATGGCACTGTAGGATTGCGATCAAGATTCTTAATCACAATGAATGCATCTTTGTTATATTTAACCGTGCCTTTAATTGGAGCCCATTTAGTTCCAGCACCATCAATCTCATAAACAGATGTTCCTGCAATTTCTACAGCAACATTATCATAGCAATCCCAACCAAGTTTTGCAATAGTATCAGAAAGTTGTTGATGAACTGTCTTCATCACTGCTGCTGCTTTTCTTTGCGCTGCTACTGATTCGTCCATAACCTTTTCGTCTGGGTCAAGTGATCCGTGCATAAAAAAAAGAGGGTATTAACCCTCCCATTATAACAAATTAATATGAGATTGTCAAAGTTCGATATACCGAACCTCATCTACATATCCTGCACTCAATGCAGTCTTGATCATCTCATCAGATGAATTTCCCTCCTTGGGTCGAGCAGAGAAGTAGATCACATATCGAGCATTAGGGTTGACTGCTTTCAAGAGAGCACCATTGCAGATTGCTTTCTTGACGTTATCAGTTCGTTGAGCACCCGGACGTTTTTTACCTCCAGGGTTGCCACCCTTTGCCTCACCGTATTCAATGACTCCATCTCTTTCAGCAATGTAGTCAACGTTCACACCAATATCATTGAGTTTGACATTAGTGCCGGTGACTTCATATCCAAGAGACTTGAGATTTTCCTCAACGATGAGTTCAAACTCGTCTCCGGACTTTTTGCTTTCAGATTGAAAGTTGGTCATGATCAATTTGGTTGACTCTTACATTATACAGGAGATCACCCACCGAAACCCTTAGAAGGGCCAGTTTGTGGACTGTCTAAGACTTCGATGCGATCAAGGAATGGTGATTTGTTCCACCATATCTCATGTGCTTGTGCCCAGTTGTCAACCACAGTTGATGTTCCATCCTTAGCGATGACCTTATAGTGGTGACGATCATACAGACCATCTGAGGTCTGAGTGAAATACTGGGGATCACCCGGTTCAATTAGTGCCATGAACTGCTGCCCAATCACGATTGAACAATTCTAGTCCCTTATCGGTCAGAATGTGGTTATACATACCCCAGAAGACCTTAGGTGGGAGAGTGCAGACATTTGCACCAACATCAAAGCATTGACTGACTTGACTTACGTCACGCACAGACGCTGCAAGAATCTGAGTAGTAGTGAACTGCCTCTCATATACTCTAGCGATGTCTTGAATCAGTCCAACCCCAGAGAAAGAATTATCATTCAATCGTCCCACAAATGGAGACACATATGCTGCACCTGCTTTAGACGCAAGGATTGCTTGTGCTACAGAGAACACCAGGGTCACATTGACCTTGTGACCAGCGATAGACAATGCAAGACATGCCTTGAGTCCCTCAACAGTGCAGGGGACCTTAATGGTGACGTTCCAGAGTCCCTCAAATGCCTTGGCCTGATCGATCATTTCTTCTGCAGTATCAGCAACAACTTCTGCAGAAATGGATTCAAACTGTTTGAACTTGCCGGACATCTCCTTAATAACTTCAATTGGATCCCGACCACTCTTCATAATCAGAGTTGGATTGGTAGTGATCCCATTGATCATACCAGTCTCATGTGCTTTTGAAATCTCATCTACGTCGGCAGTGTCTAGAAAAATTTTCATAAAAAAAGAGGTCTTTCGACCCCTAGTATATCAGACATCATCTTGTTTGTAAAGGGTTTCCAACCAATCTTTTTTATTTTGGAACTCCTTGCTGTTTAACTTCGATACGTCAAC